TCATGATTCTTTCCGCTGTGAACTGAAGTTCTTTTGGAATAATCATTTTTCTTCCTGTAGAAGCTATTTTTAAGCCTCTTTCATCGACAAAACCAGAGATGTCAATTAATGACTGCTCAAGTGAAGTTTCGTTAAGATCTGCAGCAGTTGCAAGAACGTTTGAGAAAGTTCCGCCTGTTGCAAGTGGGTGTGAAGCATTAATTAATGATACTCCGTCACCACCTGTTACAGTTGTAACTTGCGCATTGTTCAATACGTTTGCAGCTTTAACTTGCTTCGTATTTGCCATAGATCTTGCAAGAGCTCTTGTGTATCTTCCAGCAAGTCTATCGTATAGGTTATCTTCGATTGCTTCTTCAGTGATAGCAAATGCTAAAGCAATTGTTTCGTGGTTGTATCTAGCTGTGAAAGTTTCACCTGCTTGATCGAACACTACTCCAGCACCCTCTTGTTTAGTTGGTGCAGAAGCGAAACCGCTTAACATTACTTCTTCTTCAAAAGCTCTGTCAGATGTTTCAGTAGCGAAAATCTCTGCGTGTTGATTTTCATATCTACTGTATTCCAGGCCGAATAAAGCATTCAAACCTGGCTCTAGTTCTTTGACTAGTTGTGATCGTGATATTGCCATAGTTATTCTCCTCTATTATAGGCCTGTACCACTTCTGTAGAAGTGGTTGTTGATTCTAACAAGAACATTTGCGTTACTTGTACTAGTATCAGAATTATCTGGATCCTGCGAAATGTCGATCGCCTGAATGACGAAAGTTTGAGCAGTACCAGATGCACTAACATCTAGTTGTACTTTTGATATTCCTGTTGATGTAACACCAGTAGTGTTTGTTACGGAATAATTTCTAAACAAATCAGCTCTAGTGAAAGCCTCATCTGCATCTATTAAAAATACAGCATCAGGGTCATCAATAACGAATGCAGTAATATCACTCGCTGCGATTGAACCTGGATAGTGATTACTAAATGTAGGCTTTTGAGTAGTTGGATCTGTGTAAAAACATCCGTTGAAAACACCCACAACAGCGTCTGAAGTGTTAGCACCATGTTTCTGAATATTACCAGATGTTAGTGGTTCCACTAAATCACCTTGATAAATTGCAGTTCCATAGTTACTAGCAATCGTATATCTGTTTTGAGCTCCTACTAATGGTGTTCCGTCAAGTTTTCTGTACGGTCTTAGACCGAACTTTTCACTTACATTTGCCATAGTTGTTTTTCTCCTTATGTTTATTTATCCAAGCTATCTCGGGTAGGTAATGCAAAAAAATTATTTCTTACGACTACCACCAAAGGTAACTCTAGACTGCCTATCAATATTGATTGGCATGTCCGGGTGTTGTTCCTTCATAAGATCTCGATCAATTGCGTCTGTTCTATCTTGAGTTATTTTTCTAAAATACTCAGCACGACTTTTCAAAATCTCTTCTGGTATCCTTGCCAACACAAGGCCACCTATTCCAATTAGACCAGCATGTTTGCCTTCAGTTATGATTGGATAATCATGTTCGCCTATTTCACTTAAAATGGTTTCGGCTTTCACAAATTCCCAACCTTCTCTTAGTTTTTTAGATACATTTCCTGCATCTTCAAAACCTGCAGTTGCAGTTCTTATCCACCTATGTGCATATCCCTGCGGTGCAGCTGGTGCATCCAAACTGGATGGTGGAGACCAATCTTTCTTTCTAGCGAGTTTTTCCCTAGATTCAGATGTGCGTGAAGATTTTACTTTTTCCATGTTATACTCCTTCTTTCACGTATTTAGCGTATTCCTCTAGTGGCACCCCTAATTTCTTAGCGATAACTACCTGCGATTTGGTGAGTTTCACAGACTTGCGTCCTCCAGATCTACGACTAACAGAAGCAACATTTTGGACGGGTGTTGCTTTTGTTTCTACTTCAGTTGTAGAACGAGCAAATTTCTGAGGGAAGTACTCCTTCATACGTTTGTTGATTTGATTATAATATTCATCAGACTCAGAATCAATACCCTCCTGCAAAAGTTCTTCATGTATTCCCATTGCAGCAGATGTCATGACTCTATCAGAGCCAAACCATTCATTGTCTTCAGCCCATTGTTGAGCTTTAGGGCTAATTTTAGCCTGTGGTTGGCTATCAGCATTTTCAGCTGGAGCTGACTCATCTTCTTTTTTCTTTGACTCTTTTTCTTGAAGAGACATAGAAACTTTTTCTTTTTCTACTGATAATTTTGTAAGCTGATCTTGTGCTTCCATAATTGCTTCAGTATCTTGACTATCATATGCAGCCTTTAGAGCAGCTTTCGCTTTATCTCTTTCAGCGTCTACTCTTGCATCGTATTGCTTAAGATAGTTTGTATCTTTTGCATCAAAGTCAGCTTGAGCAGTGTCATATTTAGTTTTTATTCCCTTAGCATATTCAAGTGCAGCTTTTTCTCTTCGTTCAGCTTCTTTTACTTGAAAAGTAAGTTTCTTGATTCTCTTTTGAACCTTTTCGGAATAATCCTCAAGATTGTAATCTTCTTTCTTAGTTTCTTTTACCGGTTTTTCTTTTTCTTCTAACTTTGTTTCTCGTTCGTTTTCATATGTTTTATCTTCAGATGTTTTTTCTTCAGTGCCAGATACATCTGTGTAACCTAAATCAACTTCTTCTTTTTTTTCAAAAGCAGATCCCGTATTTTCAGGTGTTTCTATCTGGATTGTTTCTTCTTTTACGCCATCAGTATCTAATTCAACTTCTGGGTTTTTGTTTTCGTCAGCCATTTTTGTCCTCCTTAGTAATGGTGCAAGATATCATTTGGATCAGTTATCGTTGAAATGACTTCATCGTCATTTAAAACTCTTACTTCACCTCCATCAATCTTGAATCGTGAACCTGCGTACCTACTAAAAATTACCCAATCATTTAGTTTGCACCAAGGCCCTTTTGGAAATTTATCTTTGTCATGATAACAAAGATCTCCCATTTTTAGCACAAGACCACATACTGTAGTCATCTGTATGGTTTCTTGCGTTGTGTCAGATAAAATTATTCCACCTTTGGTTTTCTTTGGTCCTGCATATGGCAATACCAATATTCTATAACCAGTTGGTGAAGGTAATTTATCTATTGTTGATTTTTCGATCGCATTTGGATCGAGGACTGTTTCGACTTCTTCTTTTGCCTTGTAGGCATCAAGTAGTGCTTCAGTCCGTTTCGGTGTCTCCGTGGACTTGTTCATCTTCATACTCCGTTGTATTCAGCAGGTCTTTAAGATCCTGTTGCAGGTCTTCTAACGACCTGATTTGACCCCTAACATATTGTAGTTTCTCCATAGTGTCAACACCATATATAGCGTGGTCTTTGAGTGAAGATATTTTTTTTGAAATATGTTTTTGTATAATAGATATCGTATCTACGTTTAGAATTTCTGAAGACATCGTTTATCTCTCCCTGAATCTATTTGTTTAAAATTATAATACTCAAGACATTTTTCTACAGTTTTCATGTCAAAAAATCTAATATCATCAAAAATAAATCTTGTTCCTCTTCTTGATCTATCAGCAAACCAAACTGCTTCTCTTAAAACATCTACTGTCATATGTGGCCCATCAAAATGAACTAAATCAAATGTTTTATCTACTGAATTAAATAATTTCATAAATTGAATATCAGTGCAGTGATAAAAATTAAAACTTTTTTCATCTGCAAGATCTTTGAGCATTTGTGCTCTCATCTCTTCTGTATAATCAGCTGTCTCTGGTTTTTTGTCATCGTAGTGCTGATAATGTAGATTGTTGTAAGGATCAATTCCTATATGTTCATAAGGAGCTCTTCCTATTCTCTCTTTTATGCCCATCATAATTAATTTTGATCCTAAACCTTCTCTAACACCTATTTCACAACTTGTTACTGATTTTGGTTTTTCAAAAAATGGAAGTGTTTCGCACCATTTTTTAAGGAATTCATATTCAGTGCTATCCCCTCTTATTGTCATGCAAGTTTTATATTTTAATTTTCTATGTAGTTCAAGTTTAATATAATTCTTACCTTACTATCTGTTTGATATATTGTTCTGTGTAGTAAGTTACCATTAAAAACTACAGCTCTGTTTTCTTTAGAATCAACCTTTTTAAGACCATCTGGAGTCTTAATTAATGTTTGTGCATTGCAAGTTGTAAAATATAATAATGCTATTTTATAATGTAAATTTTTAGTATTGGGTTGATCTACATGAAAGTTAGATTCCATTTTACCATTTCTAGTATTTAAATTTGCTCTTGCCTGTAACGGGAATCTACAATTTAATTTTTGAAAAATAGGACCTATGGCAGTAAAATAATTTTGATCACCAACTATTCCATCGTTAATAAAATTGTGTGTAAAAAAACCATCAGACTTTTCATTTTCTGGAGTGTCAAATTCATTGTAATACCAAGAAAAATCTGGGCTGTATAAATATTGTTTTATAGATTCGAAAAGTTTTTTATCTAAGAATTCATCATGAATTTCCATGATGCTTTGTAATTTAATTAGCGTCTTTCGTAAATATCTTTTTCTTGTAATTTACCTTGCCTAACTAACTTTTTTAAATCACCCTTTGTTAATTTAGGTGCAACTTTATCAATTGTAGGTAGAATCCTTTTTGGTGTAAATAATTTTTTAATCCACTTCCACATTATGTTCTTACATTTGTTGGTTTAGGTCCTGTATTACCGGCTGCTCTTTTCCTTGCAACGGCACTCCGTCTCTGGGAGTCTGTCATACTCGCTGCTTTGGCAGCAGGGACGCACTTTGGATATTTTCTTTTTGATCCACTCGCAGATTTTCTTCCACATTCTTTAAATCCTCCTCCAGGTTTCTTAGCTCCTATATCTACCCATTTTTGTTTAAACCATTTTGTTAATCCACCCTCTTTCATTTTTTTAGAACCAGCAGGTACACAGTTAGGAACCATTTTATTCCCTTTTTTTTTCATTCCCGCTTGGACATAGCCTTCCCAGCAAGTTCCTCTTTTATACATTAGAAAATTCCTTGGAATTTATTTCCTCTGATTGCAGCTCCACTACCCCTAGCCATTCCTCCGCCAGATAGTTTATTTTTTTCTTTTAAAGATTTTGGTGTTGGTCCAGTAATTCCAGGGTTTCCTCTTTTTCTAGCTTTAACAGTGTTCATGTAATCAGCACCACCACCTTTATTCATCATACCACCACCCATTTTTTTAGATAATTTTTCTCTTCTTTCCATTAATTTTCCCGTGCCTTTTTTACCTAACATTCTAACATCTCTTCTTGAAAGACTGTGTTTACCCATATCAGCACCACCGCCTTTAGATTTTTTTACAATACTTTGTAAAGATTTTGCTTGTCCTTTATGTAGAGCTGATGCTTTGTTTAAACCTGTAATTACTTTTTTAATTTTTGCATCACCACCTTTGTTTAAACCTTTAGCTTTTAATTTTTCTGTAGCAGCAGCTAAACCACCACCCATTCTCTTTTGAACTTTTGCTGCATCTCTATTATACGCAGAACGAAAGTCTTTTGCTCCTTTTATAGCAGCCATTATTCTTTTTGAGACATTTGAAGCTTTTTGTCTTGGACTTTGACTTTTAACCAATTCTTTTGCTTTTTCAATATCACGTTGAGTAAGTCTGTCTTTGTCTTTCATTGAATGTGCAGTCATCATAACTTTTGGATCTTTAATACCACTTTTTTTAATCATAGTATTAGCATCGCCACCTGTATTGTATCTCTTCATCATACCACCACCCATTTTCTTATCGACTTTTTTCTTTTTGCCAACACCAATGATAATCATCATTGCACCTTTTTTGGCACCTGCTGGTTTTGGTCCTTTAAAATCTTTTCTCTTTACACCAGATGGATCTTTAATTTTACCTGCACAAATTTTACTCGCATATGCGTTAGCGTATGCTGACGGATATACCTTGAATTTTCTTTTCGCTGCAGCTTTACCTCTTGGACATAATTTAGTCATCTATTTTTTTCCTCCGTTCCTAAAAATTTGTGTACCCTTTATACCATATATCGAAGCTACAACCAAGATCCACAAGTTTGTGAACCATGACGGGAGCTGTGAGAACATCTCGAAGAACAATTTTACTTTATCCATAGCAGTCGGGTCGTCTGATATAACTGCGTAGGCCAAAACCAAAACGGGCAAACTGAGAATTATCAAAACTGCCTCGTCCTTCCAGTCTGATTGTCGGGCTTCTAGCAATTTACCCTGATAAGCTTCCTCACCTCGGGCCATACGATCAGCATGTAAGAGTTGTGCCTCTGACATTGCCATTTTAGTTTTTTGTTTATTAGCGTAAATTTTACTTCCAGTGTTAATTGCTAATGATATCGCTTTTAACCACATAATATTTCTCCTGTCTTCTTAAACTCATATATTCTATCATCTTATCAACACAATGGTAAGCCCTTTCTCCTTGTGCTCTCCATCGCCACATTTGTTTAAATCTCATATCTTTCTTTTTTGTCTTAAATTTGGCCCCACCAAACATATCTTTAAATCTTTGTATTATATCTTCGTCTCCCATCTCAATTGTGGCTGCAAAAATTCTTTTTCTTCCTGTGCCTTTAGACCAAAGACCAAAACTACCTTCGCCATCAAATAATCCTGATAACCAGATAATTTTATTTTTTTTTGACAAATTTTCGTAACAATTTTTTGGCATTTTTAATTTTTATACCTTGTGGGTTAGGCCCTGATTTAGGAGGTGGTCCTGATTTGACACCACCACTTAATCTTTTACGATTTTGTTTGCCTGATTGCATTTTTTCCTGCTTTAAAAATTGATGCTACTTGTGTTTTGCCCATAACTTTAGCCCGTTGTTCACCAACAGTTAAGATTTGTATCTTTCGAGCAAAAGGTTTATTAATTCGCTTGACTTTAGATACCGTTTTCCTTGCATCTGAAGGTGTTGCGAATTTAATACGTACAGTGTCTCTTGGGTTTTCATCAGTATATAATCTCCTTCCTGAGCCTTTTGGTTTTTTACCTGTTCCTATTTTTGGATCTTTATTTTTTTTCAAGTTTTTGTCTCGCTATTTCTAATCTTTCATTAGATTGTTGATCTTGTGTTGCAAGTCTATCGTAATCAAATGCTAATCTATCAGCAGATCTTTGATTTTCTTGTAATTGTTTAAATTGTACCTCTTCTGCTTTTCTTTGCATGTCCATAGCTTTTAAATCAACCTCTTGTTGCTTAATTCTTACAAGTGGATCTTGTTTAGCAGCATTTGTTTGCATTTCAGTCTGTACTAACTCTTGTGTGATTCTTGCAGCAACTTTTGCAACTTCAGATTCAAACATTATTTCAGCTTGTTCTGGATCTTGTTGTGCCATTTGCTGCATTTGTGGGTCTTGTGCCATCATAGCTCTAACTTCTGCCTTAGCTTTAAATGAAATATGATCGGATATGTGTGATTGCATCAAAGCATATACCTGTGGGTTGATCTGAACCATTCTTGAAGCCATAAATGCCATGTGTGCAGCTATGTGAGCGTCATGATCTTGGAATTCAAACGCAGTTAGCAACTGCATTTGTAATGCTCTTGCATTTTCTTTAGCAGGATCAAGTGGTTCTGGTTGTTTTGGTGCAGGTTTTAGCAATCCTTCAATTTGTTTTGTGCCTAACGCTTCGTAAACCCTTCTGTAGGCTTCATGAATGTTATGAATTTGTGGATTTGAACTAGCAATTTGTAATTGTGTCTGTGCAAGTGTAACTCTTTGAGCCATAGACATAATATTTGGGTCTGCAACAGGTAAAATATCGACTCTTTCATCAAAATCTGACTGTTTTATTTGTCTTGGGCCACCATAAACATCATATGGGTACTCTGGTGGTAGTGATTCTGCACAAATTTTTGCTAAAATCTTAAATTCTAGCCTCATTGCGTAGTAACATCGCTTATGAACACCACTCATTACGCGTGAGCCACGTTCCATAAGTGCAATTGTAGTTCCTACGGCTCTATTTTGTGTGTCGTTACCAATATTTGAGTCAGTAATTGCAGCAAATTTTTGTCCTGCTTGTACTACA